ATAAGAGATCTAACAACGCTTTATCAACGTCGTCGATCTGATCGCGCAACGCGTTAAGTTCTGCCACCATAAAAACTTACTCTCCTGCGATTCGTGCCGCCAGCGCATCGCCCAGTTCCTGATGCATCTTACGCAACAGGTCTTCTGTCGTTTCCCAGTTAATACAAGCATCTGTAACAGACACGCCGTATTTCATTTCTGAACGTGGTTGTTCAGAAGACTGGCTGCCTTCGTTCAGATGACTTTCCAGCATCAGCCCTGTGATAGAGCGGTTACCGGCTTTAATCTGATCGATGACGGACTGAGCCACAACAGGCTGGCGACGATAGTCTTTGTTTGAGTTACCGTGACTGCAATCTATCATCAAGGAAGGACGGAGTCCCGCGCCGGTCATCTGTTTTTCACAAGCCTGAACATCCTGCTCGCTGTAATTCGGAGTTTTACCGCCACGTAAAATCACATGCCCGTCCGGGTTGCCCTGAGTCTGCAACAGGCAAACCTGGCCGGCCTGATTGATGCCCACAAAACGGTGCGCCATTTCAGCGGCACGCATGGCGTTGATCGCCGTGCCCAGGCTGCCGTCAGTGCCGTTCTTGAAACCAACCGGCATCGACAGACCCGACGCCATTTCGCGGTGAGTCTGGGATTCAGTGGTACGCGCGCCGATTGCTGACCAGCTGAACAGATCGCCTAAGTATTGCGGACTGTTCGGATCCAGCGCTTCTGTCGCCAGCGGTAAACCCATGCCGACCAGTTGCAGCAGTAAATCACGGGCAATGTGCAGCCCTGCTTCCACATCAAACGTTCCGTCCATGTGCGGATCGTTAATCAACCCTTTCCAGCCAACAGTGGTACGCGGTTTTTCAAAGTAAACGCGCATCACGATGTACAAACGATCGCTCAGCTCTGCTGCCAGTGTTTTCAGGTGACGTGCGTAATCGAGCGCCGCATCAACGTCATGAATTGAACAAGGGCCACACACTACCAGAAGACGAGGATCACGACCGTGAACGATATCGGCGATGGTTTTACGTGCTTCGGAAATACTATTTTCGTCGCTGACGCTCAGAGGAAAACGGTTTTTCAGTTCTTCAGGAGTGATAAGGATTTGTTCAGCTGTGATGTGAACATTATTCAGGGCATCTTTTTGCATGATCGTGTTCCGCTATAAGGAAAATGGGCTGCCGGGGTGGCATCTGCGGACAACATTAACACAGCTCGTAAACTTATCAAGCCTTACTTGTAAACTAAACATTACCAAACCGACAATGAAAAGCACTTAACGGAAAGTTAACTTTACACAATGAGAATCTGAGTCGATACGGGTGTACCGTAATTGTTACATATGGGTTAACAGGGAACTCACGTGGATTCAGAACAAGGAAAAGAGAGATATGGCAGGAAATGTCCTCAGCAACAGGGCGCTGCCGAGGAGACAAAATTTAAAGGTTACGATCCAGAGTAATAAATACCTGCCCCAGAGCAGTCACTTCATCCACGCCACATTCGAAATGACTTTCCTGACGCGTCACGCTTAGACGATTACCGGGAATACGAGCCACATCATAAACATCCAGATCACCATCGATATCCAGCAACCAGCGGCCATTGCCCGGATGTGTGCTGCCCAGATCAATAATCCACGAATGGTGGCCTTTCACGACATAAGCAGGCTGAGCCAGCGAATCGTCCAGCAACGAAGGATCAGCACACCAGACGCCTTCTTCTTCCAGCGCCCCGCCGCGCAATCTCAATTTTTTAAGTTGTCGGATGTCACCAGACGCAGCCGCGCCTGAAAGCGCCGAATCCTGCATGTTGCCTTTGCCTGTCGCCAGCCAGCGTAATGAAACGCCAGTATCCAGCGCACAGGCTACGACCACATCTCCGGGGAAATAATCCCTTCTTACCCAGGTGCTTATCGTTCCAGATGACAAACCGTACAGATCCCCCAGTTCCTTCTGCATGCTAAAGCCGTAAGCCTGAAGCATACGCGTCAGAACGGCTTTTCCACCTTCAAGTTCATCTAATTGCATCTGGCGAAAACCCCTGAATCTGTAAATATCATCTTGACAACTCGCAAATGCAAGTTTAGATTGATTATGTAATGTACCGACAGACGAACATGATACCAAATTTACGCCGCCGTGGAGAAATAAGGAGACGCGATGTTTTTAGGAACAGAGCAGCAGCGCCAGACCGGTCTGCGCCATATCGCTCATCTGAAAGAAACCTATTTCGCTCAGAGTAAGGATCCGATTGAGATTATTTATGATCAGGCCAGTGAGAAATGGAAACTCACCTTATGTTTTCACGCCGGTCTTAAACGCCATCACACCTTACTGACTTATTCACAATTAAATGATGAGGAACAGATGAAAATAACGCAGGCTTTATTATCACTTCGCCATTTCACGGCGATATTTAAAGGAGAACTTTACTGATGGCAGACTGGATAGATGAATCGCAGGAGTATCAGTTAAAAATTCTCGAAGCACAGATTACGCAGGCAACCCGTTCGCAGACTGTACCGTCAGCCCTCTTCTGCGTTGATTGTGATACTCCCATTGCGGAACTGCGCAGGAAAATCATTCCCGGTGTACAACGATGTATTGAGTGCCAGGAAATAGAGGAAATTAAAAGAAAGAATTACCGGCCAGTATAACCCCCCAATTAACATCGCTTAAATTTATCGCCACGCTGGAAATAACATTATTTCCGGAAGGATTTTTATATTCTGATTTTCGGAGAACGTTTATGTCAGAGAATATATTCACCCGAAATTCTCCTTCGACGTTGCCGTGTTTAAACCAGACATCCGGACAAACTTTCGCTGGCAAATGGTGGTGGAATGCTCCGCGTCCGGCGCTGAGCAGCCCGCTGGAAAAACCACTTACCCGTGATTTCTGTCAGCGCCAGCAAACCGCCCTTTCCCGGCTGACGATGCTGCCCCGTTGTCTGCGCACGCCGTTACACCAGCGGTATACGTATTTGCTGGAAACAAAGGGAGTTCGCGCGGCGGTTAATTTCCTGATGACGGTTTTTACGCAACGATTGTGGCCACGTATTCAGCAAGTGAATGCACGAAATACGTTGAATCATCAGATCTCGCAAAAGCTGCTCACGGAAGAAGAAACGTTTAACCGGCTACCTGACCTTAATGATGACAGTCTGAGAAGGCTGGCTAACAAGCTGGCTATGCATATGCAAGATGCGTATGAATTTCACTGCGAATGCTGGTTGCAAAACCGGCCTGACCAACCCGATGTATTGTTGCAGGACAGTACGCAGCGCGAAATTTACGGGCATATCGCAGCAATGGCCCTAGCGTGCCGCGTACAGCCGCTTTATTGGCAAGCGTGGAAAAAAGGCCGCCTGACCGCGCATTCAGCCGTCGCCAGTATTTCCCGTCTGGTCAGCGGCGACTGGTGGGAAAAACAATTGCGTTCAAAGCAGCGTTTGTGGCGCGAAGCCCTGATGATTGCCTGCGGTTATGTCAGCCGCGCCACGTCGCCGTACGCCAGTAAAAATGCCATCCGTGATGTGGTGTCACGCCGCCTATCCGCCGTGAATTACCTGAAACAATGTCAGCTCGAAAATGTCGAATCGGGTGAAACGCTGAGCCTGCTGGATACCGTATTAGCCAGCATTTCTAACCCTAAACTTCGCCGCATGGAGCTGATGACGCTGATCGCCGGTGTCGAAGATGTTGCTGACCAGCAGCGCGATTGCGGGTTGTTTATCACCCTGACCACGCCGTCTAAATATCATCCGATGAAAACCACCGGCGCCGGATCCTCACCCGTTTTTAATCAGAAATGGGTGAGGCACGCTTTTACTCCCAAAGATGCCCAGCGTTATCTGGTCGCCGTCTGGGCAAAAATCCGCACCACTTTTAAAGACCGGAACCTGAAAGTGTATGGCGTGCGCGTCGTCGAACCGCATCATGACGGTACACCGCACTGGCACATGATGTTGTTTACGCCACCGGAACAGCAGCAGAAAGTGACCGAGGTTATGCGCCGTTACGCGCTGGAAGAAGACCCCGATGAACCGGGCGCTGAGGGATCGCGTTTCAATTGCAAGCCGCTCAACCGTGGCGGCGCAGCCGGATATATCGCGAAATACGTCGCTAAGAATATTGATGGTTACGCTCTGGATGGCGAAACGGATTTTGACTCCGGACGCTTACTGACAGATGTCGCCACGGCCGTGACTTCCTGGGCATCGACGTGGAGGATCCCGCAATTTCACGCGATTGGCATCCCGTCGGTAGGTACCTGGCGGGAATGCAGACGGATCAGGCATCAGAACCTCAGCCACCGCTTTGATGCAAGAGTTGAAAGCGTCCGCCGCGCTGCCGACCAGGGGGATTTTGCCGATTATATTCAGGCGCAGGGTGGCATACACGCTCCGAGAAAAGAGCAAACGGTTCGCGTTGCACGCCAGTTCAGCGGGGAAACAAATGCCTATGGCGAGCCCCGTAACAAAGTCATCGGCATTTATGCCCCGCATCTTGGCACTTCGCTTATTTTTCTGACACACACCGAACAGTGGCGGATTGTCCGTCACCGGCCTTCTTCAGCAGAAATACCGGTGATTCACCTGCCTTGGAGTTCTGTCAATAACTGTGGATCGCCTCCCGTCGCAGATAACCCTTAATCACTACAAAAAACGTGCCAATAAAAATTCATGCTTAAATTCAAGGAATTATATTTTTTAAAATGCCCTGAGTGTTGACGTATTAGATCAATTAAAGAATACTGTATATAAACACAGTATCTGGCGAGGGGAGAAAATGGAAAACCTGACTAAACAACAGCTAACGCTGTCCAGGATACAATTGATCGCAGACATATCGCAGACGGCACAATGCAATCCAAAAGAATTTCTGGTCGTGATGTCGCTGATCTCAGAGCTGGCCAGCCGGGCTTTGTCTGACGAAAATCAGGCCACGGTCTGCTACCAAGGGGGGACCGACGACGCTCACTGATTGCCAGATCCTGCGGCGGAAGTAGTCAACTTTGCTGGCGCTTGCCCGACCGGTTTTCCTCCGGACTAAGCGCCCCGCCATCTCCCTGTCTTATTTGTCCGCTTCTCTGTTGTGCCAGTCGTTTCACATCCCTTCCAGATTGCTGCCCCGCGCCCGATTGCGCAGACTTAACTCATCGACTGACTCCCTCACTCACTCGCGGAGAAAACCCATGAAAGTCTATGCACAACAGGGAGATACCCTCGATTCCCTCTGCTGGCGTTATTACAACCGTACCGCCGCGGTGGTCGAAAAAGTCTACGCCGCCAATAAAGGCATCGCCGATTTAGGCCCGTTATTGCCTCATGGCATGGCCATCGAACTACCTGACATTCCAGATCAACCGGTTCAGGAAGCGATCAAATTATGGGACTGAATACTGAGCGCATCAGTTCAGGCTGCGCCTATTTTATTGCCACCTCGCTGACCTGGCTCGCCAGCCTGACATCGCAGGATGTCGCCTTTCTGGTCGGCTCAGGTGTCGGTGTCGGAACGTTTCTGATCAACTGGTATTACCGGCGCAAAAGCTACCAGTTGCTGGCACGCAGCGGCCTGAGTAAAGACACCTATGAAAACCTCAACTCTTAAACGCTGTAGCGTCGCCGTCGTTTTAGGGCTGATGGCAGCCTTGCCGGGCTACCTGTCGTTGCAGGTTTCGGAAGAAGGATTACGGCTGATCACTGATTTTGAAGGCTGTCAGTTGCAACCCTACCAGTGCAGCGCCGGTGTGTGGACCAGCGGTATCGGCCACACGGCTGGCGTTAAACCGGCGCAGACCATTTCCGAACATCAGGCCGCTGAAAACCTGCTGGCAGATATTCAGCAGACAGAGCGCGCCGTAAAAAAATGTATGCGGGTGACGATGCCGCAACCGGTTTTTGATGCCGTCGTGTCGTTCAGTTTTAACGTCGGTACCGGTGCCGCCTGTCAATCCACGCTGGCGTTTTTTATCAATCACCAACAATGGCAACAAGCCTGCGACCAGTTGCCGCGCTGGGTTTTTGTTAATGGTGAACGTAACCGCGGACTGGAACGCAGGAGAAACGCTGAACGTATCGTCTGTCTGAAAGGGGTCTGAATGCGCCTGTTACCGGTACTTCTCGCCGGGATGGTTTTACTGATCGCCATCCTGTTGCTTTCTAACCGCTCATTGCAGCATGACCTCAACATTGTCGGGCTGCAACGCGACACCCTGACGGTTCAGCTGCAACAACGGGAACAGCTGATTACTGCCCTGAATCAGCAAATGCGACAGCACGAGCAGGCTGAACTGGCGTTACGCGAAGACCTGAGTACCGCCAACCAGGTGATGCAAAACCGTGAAAAGCAAAGGCAGAGGAGCCTCCATGAAAATCTGCAAACCCGTCAGTGGGCTGATTCCGGGCTGCCTGATGATATTAGCCGGCTGCACCAGCGCCCCACCTTCAGCTCCGCCAGCGATTATTTACATTGGCTGTCCACCGGTCAGCTCATGCCCGATACCCGCCAGCAAACCGGTCACGAATGAAGATCTGAGTGCCGACATCCTCCAGCTGGAAGCAGCGCTGCTGGAGTGCGGCTTACAAATTGAAGCCATTAAAAAGTGTCAGGAGGCACAACATGCAAAAACCCATTCAGCTGCAACAACGGCTCATTGAACAGGTGCCGCTGCTCGCAGCCTCGCCGGACAAACTGGTGATCGCCACCGGCGCAGGCCAGATAGTCGCGACGTCCGCCACTTCACTTTCGTTTGAATATCGTTATCCGCTGACGCTGACCGTCAGTGATGACGCAGTTCTCAGCGAAGCCCTGGTCGATCAAGTGGTGGTCGTTATCCTCGACTGGTTGCAAGTTAATCAGCCTGAAATTCCCGGCAACGCGGCAAACCGGCTCACTGACTTCACCTTTACGCAGCAGGAGAAAACCTTGGTGCTGACGCTCCAGCTGACCGAGCGCGTCCGGGTTTGGGATGAAGACAACGTGCGCACCATTATTCATCTGCCTGAACCGCCACTGCACGAAAACGTGTCGCTGCCGCGTGAGGTTTATCTCAACGGAGAACTGATCAGCAGCTGGACGGTATAACCCGGTAAACCTTGTTGTGTCAGCCGCTGCCGAACGGCCACCGGTTGTCGCTCAACCCTCTGAAACGGCATCCTTTATCCCATGAATACGACTCTTCAACTCAACGACATAATGCGGCTGATTGGCAATCTGGTGCGCATCGGCAACGTCTCAGAACTGGATCTGGCCAACGCCCGTTGCCGCGTCGCGACGGGCAATAATGTGACGACCTGGCTGCCGTGGATGACACATCGCGCCGGGCGAGCACGCAGCTGGTGGGCGCCTTCCGTCGGCGAGCAGGTTTTACTGCTCTCGATGGGCGGCGAACTGAACACCGCGTTTGTTTTACCGGCCGTCTTCTCCGATGCCGCAACCGCGCCCTCAGCTTCGCCAGACGCCATTCATCTGGCCTTTCCGGATGGCGCCATTTTTGAATATGAACCGGCACAAAGTGCCCTGAAAGTGACAGGCATAAAAACCGCCGTGATTAACGCCTCGCAGAAGGTTGAGGTCACGGCACCCGAAATCCGCTGTACCGCCAGCACGCGCATTACGCTGGATACGCCGGAAGTGGTTTGCACCAGCAAACTGACCACCGGCTCCCTTGAAGTTAAACAAGGCGGCACACTGACCGGCAACTTAACCCACAGCGGCGGTAGCCTGACATCCAACGGCATCGTTGTGCACACCCATCGCCACAGCGGTGTTCAGACCGGCGGTGGTCAGACAGGAGGCCCGCAATGAGTAATCCGAAATATCTGGGTATGGACAGAAGCAGCGGCATGGCCATCGAAGATCTCGACCATATCCGCCAGTCCGTCAGCGACATTTTAAATACGCCGGTGGGTTCCAGAGTGATGCGCCGCAATTACGGCTCGCTGCTTTCTGAGCTGATTGACCAGCCGCAAAACGGCGCCCTGCGGTTACAGATGATGGCCGTGTGTTACACCGCACTGTTGCAGTGGGAACCCCGCGTTTCACTGACCGCTATCACTTTCGACACCGGCTACGACGGCAAGATGGTGATTGAACTGACCGGAAGCCGTAACGATACGGCGACGGATTTTTCCCTGAATATTCCTGTGAGCTGACACTTATGGCAACGATCGACTTGAGCCAGTTACCGGCCCCCGATGTGGTCGAACAACTGGATTATGAAACCCTGCTTGAAGAACGTAAAACGACGCTGATTTCGCTCTATCCTGCCGATCAGCAGGAAGCGGTCAGCCGGACTCTGACGCTGGAATCCGAACCGCTGGTCAAGCTGTTGCAGGAGAACGCTTACCGCGAACTGATCCTGCGCCAGCGCGTCAACGAATCCGCCCGCGCTGTGATGGTGGCCTATGCGACGGGCAGCGATTTGGATCAGCTGGCGGCGAATTTTAATGTTCAGCGCCTGGTTTTACGGCCTGCGGATAGCACCACAATTCCGCCAACCCCTGCCATCCTGGAGGCCGACAGCGATTTGCGTATGCGAATCCCTCAGGCATTCGAAGGGCTGAGCGTAGCCGGTCCGACAGGTGCTTACGAATACCATGCACGCTCGGCGGACGGACGCATCGCTGATGCATCAGCTATCAGCCCGTCTCCCGCAGAAGTGACTGTCACTATTTTATCGCGTGACAACGACGGCGTGGCCTCCGGTGATTTGCTCACTGCCGTCGAAAAGGCTCTGAATGATGAAGATGTCCGCCCTGTTGCCGATCGTGTCACCGTACAGGCGGCTGAGATTGTGCCTTATCAGATTGATGCCGTTCTGTATGTCTTGCCCACGCCCGAAATTGAGCCTGTCCGCGCAGCTTCTGAAGCGCAGTTGAAAACCTACATCAACACGCAAAGCCGGTTAGGCCGTGACATCCGGCTTTCTGCAATCTACGCCGCTTTACATGTTGAGGGCGTACAGCGGGTTGAGCTGTCATCTCCGCTGGCAGACATCGTGCTCGATAAAACCCAGGCCTCACTGTGTACTGCCTATTCGCTCACCGTAGGAGGTTCGGATGAATGACCGGCTCCTGCCCTCCGGCTCAACTCAGCTTGAAGTTGCGGCCGCACAGGCGCTATCGAAAATCGGTAATCTCAGCGTTCCTCTGCGTGACCTTTGGGATCCTGATTCCTGCCCGCTGAAATTACTCCCTTATCTTGCCTGGGCATTTTCGGTTGACCGCTGGGATGAAAACTGGACCGAGCAGGCGAAACGGTCTGCGGTTCGCGCCGCCTGGTTCGTTCACAAACACAAAGGCACCATTGGCGCATTACGCCGGGTCGTTGAGCCGTTGGGATATTTAATTCGCGTCACAGAATGGTGGCAGACCAATGATATTCCCGGCACTTTTCGCCTCGATGTCGGCGTGCTGGAAACGGGTATCACTGAGGAGATGTATCAGGAACTGGAACGTCTGATTGCAGATGCGAAACCCTGTAGTCGTCACCTGATCGGCCTGTCTATAAACCTGGATGTTTCCGGCAATTTTTATATCGCCGCAGCGACTTACGACGGCGAAGAACTGACGGTACACCCCTATTTCCCTGAAACCATTACTGCCTCCGGCTCTGCATTTACCGGTTCAGCAATCCATTTAATCGACAACCTGAGAGTAAATTATGACAGCTAAATATTATGCGTTGCTGACCAATCTGGGTGCAGCAAAACTGGCGAATGCAACAGCGTTGGGCACGCAACTCAGCCTGACGCAAATGGCAGTGGGAGACGGCGGAGGTGTATTGCCAACTCCCGATCCGGCACAAACAAAATTGATCGGCGAAAAACGTCGCGCCGCGCTCAACTCACTCAGCGTTGATCCGGCGAATACTAACCAGATCATTGCTGAACAGATCATTCCCGAAGATCAGGGGGGATTTTGGATCCGCGAGATTGGCTTATTCGATCAGGACAATACGCTGATTGCCATAGCCAACTGCCCTGAAACCTATAAACCGCAATTGCAGGAAGGCAGCGGCCGTACTCAAACCGTGCGTATGATTTTAGTGGTAAACAGCACAGACGCCGTTACGCTGAAAATTGACCCCTCGGTGGTGCTGGCAACACGTAAATATGTCGATGATAAAGTCATTGAGGTTAAGGCATATGCGGATGATCTGATGGCGAAGCATGTGGCAGCGACTAATCCTCATGCACAATACGATCTTCCGGTAGGCATTCCGCTGCCCTGGCCGACAGCAACACCGCCAGTCGGTTGGTTAAAATGTAATGGCGCGGCATTTGATAAAGCAAAATATCCTAAATTAGCCACAGCATACCCCTCTGGTAACTTACCTGATTTACGTGGTGTATTTATCCGAGGTTGGGATGACGGACGCGGCATAGATACTGGACGTGAAGTTTTAAATTATGCACAAGATAAATTACGTAAACATACCCACGCGTTTCTTTTTGGCTCAGGAGATGGTCAAAAAGTTCCAGCAGTAAATGAAGAAAATCGCCAAGGAGCAGCCAACGTTTACTATGCTGCTACTGGAGATAGCGGACTCTATATAACTGAAGAAGGTCAAAATGAAACGGCACCTTGCAACCTAGCATTCAACTATATTGTTCGCGCAGCTTAAGTTAGATTATTAAAGTTCTTATCAAATATTTTAAACAACTAATAATCTAAACATAAAAAAGAGATAATTTTCATTATCTCTTTTTTATCCCCCCGCTGTTGTGCCACCGCCCCCACGCCCCTGATGAAATGCGCTTTCTGTTGCGAACCGGCATCCTTGCTTCACCACCCACAACAGAGAGAGTCAACCTGATGGCTGATTATCATCACGGCGTACGTGTTGTCGAAATCAACGACGGTACCCGCGTTATTTCTACCGTTTCCACCGCAATTATCGGCATGGTTTGTACCGCAGAAAATGCGGATGCGACCGTTTTCCCTTTAAATACTCCGGTTCTGGTCACCGACGTTCTGGCCGCCAGCGGTAAAGCCGGCACCAGCGGGACGTTACGCGCTGCGCTTCTGGCGATTGCTGACCAGTGTAAACCCGTCACCGTCGTGGTGCGCGTTGCCACGGGCGAAGATGAGGCTGAGACCACCAGCAATATCATCGGCGGTTCTGATGCCAATGGCCGTTATACCGGCATGAAAGCGCTTCTTTCTGCTCAGGCTGAGCTTGGCGTTAAACCACGCATTCTCGGCGTTCCTGGTCTGGATAATCAGGCGGTCGCAACCGCGCTGGCAGGCGTTTGCCAGCAGCTGCGTGCCTTTGGTTATGTCGGCGTCTACGGCGCAAAAACCATTTCCGATGCGATTAAGTACCGCGATAACTTCAGCCAGCGTGAACTGATGCTGATCTGGCCGGATTTTGTTAACTGGAATACCACCACCAGCCAGTCTGATATCGCTTACGCGACAGCCCGCGCTCTGGGCCTGCGCGCCAAAATCGACCAGGACACCGGCTGGCATAAAACGCTGTCAAACGTCGGCGTGAACGGTGTGACAGGTCTTTCTGCCAGCGTCTTCTGGGATTTGCAGGCGACCGGCACTGACGCCGATCTGCTGAACGAAGCCTGTGTTACCACGCTGGTACGCAAAGACGGTTTCCGCTTCTGGGGCAACCGCACCTGCAGCGATGACACGCTGTTCCTGTTTGAGAACTACACCCGTACCGCGCAGGTTCTGGCAGACACCATGGCCGAAGCGCATATGTGGGCGGTCGATAAGCCGATGACCCCGACGCTGGTTCGCGACATGATCGATGGCATCAAAGCCAAAATGCGAGAAATGAAATCAGCGGGTTACATCATTGATGGCGACTGCTGGTACGACGAAACCGCGAATACGGCGGAAACCCTCAAAGCCGGCAAACTGTATATCGATTACGACTACACCCCGGTTCCTCCACTGGAAGATCTGACCCTGCGCCAGCGTATCACCGACTCTTACCTGGTGAACTTTGCCGCGTCCATTAACAGCTAAGGAGACAATGACTCATGGCACTTCCTAAGAAATTGAAATACCTGAACCTGTTTAATGACGGGAACAGCTACCTCGGTCTGGTCTCTTCGCTGACGCTGCCGAAACTTACCCGCAAACTGCAAAACTACCGTGGCGGCGGCATGAGCGGTTCGGTCGCGGTGGACTTCGGTCTGGATGACGACGCACTGACGCTGGAATGGTCTATCGGCGGTCTGGATGAACTGGTTCTGCAGCAATGGGGCAGCACGTCTGATATTCCGCTGCGTTTTGCCGGTTCGCTGCAACGCGACGATACGGGTGATGTTTCCGCAGTCGAAGTGATGATGCGCGGCCGTCATAAAGAGTTTGATTTCGGCGAGTACAAACAGGGTGAAGACACTGAAACCAAAGTCACCACCCAGTGTACGTATTTCAAACTGACCATCGACGGCAAAGAACTGATTGAGATCGACACCGTCAACATGGTTGAGGTCGTCAACGGCGTTGATCGTCTGGCAGAACACCGTACCGCGCTCGGCCTGTAATCCCCTCCTAAAGCCGGCAGCCATTGCCGGCTTCATTTCCGATTTAAGCAGGAAAACACATGAACCCGACTGACATTAACGATAACACCGTAATCTTAGATGTTCCGCTTAAACGCGGCGATATGGAAATCACGGAAATTCAGGTCACCCGACCGACTGCCGGCAGCCTGCGCGGTATCGGACTTGCGGCGCTGGCCAACGCGGATGTCGATGCACTGATCACCATTTTGCCGCGCATCACGTATCCGAACCTGACCAAAGAAGAGTGCTCACGCCTGGAGCTTCCCGATCTGATCGCGCTGGCAGGCAAGGTGATTGGTTTTTTATCGCCGAAACCGGTGGTGTAAGTATCGCACCCCGCCTCACCGTGGATGACCTGATGGCAGATATCGCGGTGATATTTCACTGGCCGCCGTCCGAGATGGACGGCATGTCACTCACCGATCTGCTGAACTGGCGACATAAGGCACTGCAACGCAGCGGAGTAAAAACAGATGAGTAATCTCGAACAGTTACCCGATACTCTCGAAAAAATAAATCAGGTTCTGGCCGCCTTCAGGGCCGAAACCGACAGGATCAGGAAAAACCTGCTGATGCTGCCCGGTAAGACTTTCTTCAGTGTCATTTCAGAAGACATCACTGACGCTTCCCATCAGTTTGAAACGTCGCTTTTCGCCGCGGACAGCGAAACCGAAACGCAGGCATTTTCCGGTCTGAAAAAGGCGGTGGCCAGCCAGTCGGGAGAAAAGCTGCGCCAGCAACGCCCGATGCAAATGGAACAACGAGGTCAGGAAATCGGGCAGCAATATAAAAATCACCAACAAAAAATCGGTCAGATGAAAAATATCAGCACGTCTGCCCTCTCCTTTGCACAACCAAAGCTGGCGCTGGCGCAAAACTTTCTTAAACCAGGTGCAGCTCTGGAAGCCGGACTGGCAGAAGTGCAGTCGGTTCTCGGTCTGAAAAATGGCGATCCGCATGTTGCCGCTTTACGGCAGCAAACTCTGTCGATGGCGGCTGCCGGTCATTCACCGGCAGAAGTTGTCGCTAAACAGCAGACACTCGCTAAAAACGGAATGAATGCTGATCAGGTTCTGGAACAAACACCGGCAGCACTGGATGGCGCAACGCCTGCGGCACAGATGGCGGTCACCGTGAAAGGCGACAACCTTGACGGTGACATTACTAAGCTTTTTGCCACCTGGGACACTATCCGTATCA